TCGGACCCTACGCCCTGGGCGACGTGGACCGCACCTGGCGCTTGTTCCAGATCATGCTGCCTGCCGTCCTCCAGAGCGGCATGGGCGACGCCTACGACGTGGAGCGGCGCCTGCTGCCCCATGTCATGGAGAACGAGCGCACCGGCCTGCGCGTCGATCTGGCGCGGCTGGAGCGCGAGGTGGCCGAGTACCGGCGCTGGTTCCAGATGGTGGAGGGCTGGCTGCGCTGGCGTCTGAACGCGCCGGGCCTGAACCTAGACGCCGATCAGGACGTGGCCGACTACCTCGAAAGCCTCGGGATCGTGACCGCGTTCGGCAAGACCAAGACAGGCAAGCGGTCGGTGGCCAAGGACGCATTGACCCCTGATATGTTCACCGACCCCCAGGTGGCGTCGGTGCTGGGGTATCGGAACCGCCTCAAGACGTGCCTTTCGATGTTTATGGAACCGTGGCTGAGACAGGCCCGCGAGTGGCCTGACGGGGAGGGGGTCGGGCGTATCAGTTGCGAATGGAACATGGTCTCGAACCCGGACGGCGGTACGCGGTGTATGCCCGCCGGGCAACTGATCCAGACATCGCGCGGGTATATCCCGATTGAGGATGCGCGGGTCGGGGATCTTGTCCTGTCGCACACTGGCGAACCGAGGATGGTGGTGGCCGCCTTTGCCAACGGCGTGAAGCCCTGTTACCGGGTCACGCTCCAGAACGGGCTGAGCCTGGTTACGACCGGGAACCACCTGTTCCAGACTCGCACGGACTGGGTGGCTGCCGAGAACCTGACGCCCGATCATCTTGTCAGAGTGGCGTCGATGCAGGAGGTGTGGCGCGCCGTCCCCACATGGGATGGCCAGTTCGAGGTCAGTTCCTGGGGGCGCGTCAGAAACGCAAAAACAGGGCGGGTGCGTCGCCTGAACCGAAAAGGCGCATGGGGGCACCTCAAGGTGACACTCAAGGCGGGCGGGCGTAAGGAGGACCACGCGGTTCACCGCCTTGTCGTCGCCGCGTTCTCCGGCCTGACCGCAGGGCTGGAGGTGCGCCACATCAACGGAATCGCGTGGGACAACGCGCTTGAAAACCTGACTGAGGGCACAAGCGTCGAAAACAAGGAGGACGCCAAGGCTCACGGCACCATGTGGCCACGGAATTACAAGGAAACTAAACTGTCCGAGGAGGCCGCAGCCAGAATCAGAACCCTGCCCGTCGCGGAGCGCGGTGGAGGCGGGGGGCCGACCAATGCTCAACTCGCGGCGGAGTACGGCGTTTGTGAGCGCCTTATACGCGCCGTCCGTTCCGGCCAGCGGTGGCCGGGTGTGCCTCCGGCGGCGCGCAAAGGACATTTCTGGTTCAGCCGTGTCGCCAAGGTCGAACAGGTCGTCCCACAGATGACCTATGGGGTGGAGGTGGCTGACGACCACAGCCACGTCACGGGCGGGATCGTCACGCACAACACTGGTCGCCCCTCCACGCGCAACCACAACTTCCTGAACATCTCGAAGGACTTTGACGACAAGGGCGACGGGTACGAGCATCCGGCGTTCCTGGAGGGTCTGCCACCGCTGCCGCTGGTACGCCGCTACATCGTGGCCGACGAGGGCTGTGTCATCAACGGGCGCGATTTCTCGGGCCAGGAGATGCGCGTTTTCGGTCACTATGAGAACGGCGAACTCCAGGCCCGGTACATAGCCGACCCCAATCTTGACGTTCACGCCTTCGTGGGCGAGAACATCGCGCAGATGACTGGGCAAGACCTCGGGCGCGGCAAGGTCAAGGTGCTGAACTTCCAGGCCCTGTACGGCGGCGGTGTACCGGCGGCCCAAGCCAAGCTGCGCTGCACCTACGACGAGGCGAAGCGGTACAAGACGTTCCACGACGCGGCCTTGCCGGGACGGAAGGTGCTGGCCGATCAGTTGTCGTTCATTGTCCGCACCGGCGGCGCGATCCGCACCTATGGCGGGCGCCTCTATGTCCGGCCGCCAGCGAAGAAGCAGCAGGACGGTCGGATGGGGGATGCTGATTACATCCTTATCAACTACCTGATCCAGGGCTCCAGCGCCGACGTGACCAAGCGCGCCCTGCTGACCATGCTGGAGGACCCCGAGTTCGCCAGCCGGTGGATGCTGAACGTGTATGACGAACTGGTCATTTCCAGCCCCGCCGAGATTGCTGACCAGCAGTCGCTGGTGATGAAGCGCGCCATGGAGGGCGTGCCCCTGCGCGTCAAACTGCTGACCGACGCGGAGCAGGGGCACGACTGGGGCGACATGATTGAAAGGGCGGACCTGTGAAGTATTCCTCGAACCATCGTCTGAACGACCGGCAGCTACGCCTGATCCTGTCCACGCCGGGGCCGTCCCAGGGCGTGGCCGATCTGGCAGGCGTCACAAGCCCGGCGGTCTGCTACATCCGGCGCTTAGCGACCAAGGCCGCCCGGCGCGTCTACGACGAAATGGTGGCCGAGGGCCTGCACCCCCACGTCGTCACGACGCCCAAGGCGGCGCGCAACCGCTTCACGCCTGCCGACATCGAATCCATCCGGGCGTCCTCGGTCCCGTCCACCCACCTTGCTGCGTCGCTGGGCTGTTCCGCGTCGCTTATCCGAATGATCCGAACAGGGAAATCCTACCGATGACATACAACATCACGTTCTCATATTCCGCCTGGTCGATGTGGGAAAAGTGCCCCGCCCAGTACAAGTACGCAAAGATCGACAAGCTGCCAGTGCCTGAGAACCCCACGTTCGTCAAAGGGCGGCGCGTTCACAAGGTGATGGAGCAGTACGTCAAAGGCGAACTGGAGGCGCGCCCGCAGGAGGCGCACCTGTTCACCGCCCTGGCCGACGGTCTGCGCGACGTGCCCGCTGGTCTCAAGATCGTGGAGGAGCAGATGGCGTTCGACCGCGACCAGCGCCCGGTCGGGTGGTTCGGCAAGACCGCCTTTTACCGCTATGTCTGGGACGTGGCCGTGCTGGACGATCCAGCGCGCCCGGTCCACATCGAAATGGCCGACTGGAAAACCGGCAAGATGTACGGTTCTTACGACGCCCAGATGCAGATATTCTCGATTCCCGCCTTCCTGCGGTTCCCGTCGCTGGAGTCCTTCGCGGGGAACCTGATCTATCTGGAGAGCGGCGACAGCGTGAGGACGGTCTACACGCGGCCGCAGTTTGAGAACGGGTTGAACGATTTGTGGCGGTCCAATGCCGCGATGATGGCCGCTGATCGGTCGTTCACGCCGAAGCCATCGCGGGATGCCTGCCGGTTCTGCGACTTCCACGCCAAGAAGGGCGGCCCCTGCCAGGATGGTGTGTGATGTGGGTGAAGTGCAAATGTTGTCACCGCTGGACAGCGGCGGTTCTGGAGCCCGATTTCTGCGAATGGTGCGGGAGCGTGGTGGTATGACCCCCGAAGGCCGGATTATCAGCCACGTCAAGACGGTGGCGAAAGAGCAGGGCTTGCGGTTCGTCCGTGTGTCCTTCCGCCCCGGGGTGGAGGTCGGCTGGCCCGACAGCATCATCATGGGGCCGAACCGGGGGCTGTTGTGGGTCGAGACCAAGGCCCTGGGCAGACCTTTGCGCCCGATACAGGCGAATCGGAAAGAGGAGATAGAGGCCATGGGCCACGAGTACGCCAAGATCGACAACCGGAACGACGTGAGTGCGGTGCTGGTCGCCTTCGCGGCCCGCTGTGCGGCGAGGGGCGCGTGATGCCCGACGGGTCTAACATGGCTCCCCCTCCGGTCTACTGGCTCCTGCAAGGGGACTGCATCGAGCAGATGCGCGCGCTCGGCGATCAGTCGATTCACTGTGTCGTCACGTCGCCGCCCTATTTCGGCCTGCGCGACTACGACATGGAAGGGCAGATCGGGCTGGAGGATACGCCGGACGCCTATGTGGCCCGGCTGGTCGGCGTGTTCCGCGAGGTGCGGCGGGTGCTGCGCGATGACGGCACCCTCTGCTGAACCTCGGAGATAGTTACGCCAGTACGGGCGGTCACACAGCACAGGGCGCCGGTTCCCAGCGAGTCGGTCGATCCAATGCCGGCGTTCAGAACGACGGGAAAGGATTTTCAGGGGGTGGCGGTATCAAGGCGAAAGACCTGATGGGCATCCCTTGGCGCGTGGCCTTCGCCCTACAGGCAGACGGCTGGTATCTGCGGCAGGATATAATCTGGCACAAGCCGAACCCCATGCCGGAAAGCGTCAAGGACCGCTGCACCAAGGCGCACGAATACATCTTCCTGCTGTCCAAGAGTCCGCGCTACTGGTGGGACGCGGAGGCGATGAAAGAGCCTGCGATCCACAAGGGCCGTGTCGTGAAAGCTAGCGGCGCCGGTAGTAAGAACGCCAACGCCGGTTTTGGGTCCGACACGAAGGAAGGGTTTACTAAGCACGACACACTGGTTGGAGAAACTCGCAACCGTCGCTCGGTCTGGACCGTCACCACCAAGCCCTACAAAGGCGCACACTTCGCCACTTTCCCACCCGACCTGATTGAGCCGTGCGTCCTCTCCGGGTGCCCGGTTGGCGGGATCGTGCTGGACCCGTTCGGCGGCAGCGGCACCACGGCGGGGGTGGCGCTGAAACATGGGCGGAACGCCGTGATCTGTGAACTGAATCCGAAGTACACCGCCTTTGCCCCTGCCCGTGTGAAAGCGATCTGCGATGCCCCTTGACCAACCCCTTCTTCACTGGAACGCCCACGCCCACGAATACCAGCACAAGGGCGCCGCCCACCTGTGGGGCAGCACGGCCCACGGCGGCGTCGCGGTCCTGTGGCTGAGTCCAGGGTACGGCAAGTCGATGATTACCCTCCACGCTTTCAAGGCGCTGCGCGACGCGGGCTTGGCGCGGAACATGCTGGTGATCGCCCCGCTGCGCGTGATTCAGACCGTCTGGGCGCAGGAGATTGAGAACTGGGCGTCCCTGCACGGTCTCAAGGCGGCGCGCCTCCACGGGCCGAAAAAGGACCAGTGGTTGAAGCGCCGCGACGTGGACATTTGGCTTATCAACTATGAGGGGATTCCGTGGTTGGCCGGGCTGGCCAAGGCGAGGAAACTCAAGTTCGGGTTCGACGTGGTGGTGGCCGACGAGGTGCGCCGGTTCAAGAATAGCCAGGGGTTCCGGTTCAAGGCCGCCCGCCCGTTTTTCAAGATGGCGCGGTACAAGTGGGGCCTGACCGGCACACCCGCCTCGAACGGTCTGGAGGATCTGTTCGGCCAGTTTCTGATTCTGGACGAAGGCAAGGCGCTGGGCACGCGCGTCACCCGGTTCCGCCACGAGTTCTTCGAGCAAGGGTACGACGGGTTTACGCTGGTCCCCCGGCACGGTGCCAAGGAGCGGATCGAGGATCTGGTGAAACCGTATGTGTTCCGCGCCGACGGTCTGCTGGACCTGCCTGAGTTCATCCACGACGCGCGGAAGGTGACGCTCGCCCCGGCGGCGCGGAAAGCCTACGCGACGCTGAAAACCGCGATGATCGCGGACATCAAGGACACGCGGATCACCGCCGCCAATGCCGCTGTCCTGATGGGGAAGCTGAAACAGTTGGCGAACGGTCGGATATACGACGCCGACCACAATGTGATTCATGTCCACTCCGCCAAGGCCGAGGCGCTGCTGGAACTGGTCGAGGAGTTGGGCGACGAGCAACTGCTGATCGCTTACGAGTACCGGCACGACCTGGACCAGTTGCGTGAACTGCTGGGTGCCGATCTGCCTTACATCGGCAGCGGCGTCGGAGAGGCGGCGATGAACAAGGCGGTGGACGACTGGAACAAACGCAGGATTCCGTTCCTCGCCGCCCATCCCGCCAGCGCGGGTCACGGCCTCAACCTCCAGAAGGGCGGGGCGCACCATATTCTGTGGTGGGGGCCGCCATCCGACCTCGATCATTACATCCAGTTCAACGACCGCCTGCGGCGCCAGGGCAATACCGCTGACGCCGTGGTGGTCCACACTTTCGTCACGGAGAACTCTGTTGACGAGCAGGCCATCAAGGCCCGTGAAGGCAAGGAAACCTTGCAGGATAGTCTGCTGGCGGCCTTGACAGCGCAGTTTGGCGCGGATATTAACATTGACACAAAAACCAAGGAGACGACTTCCATGAACACACCCCTCCAGTTTCGTTCGGACGCGCAGCAGCAGCCCCAGGGCGGCAACCCGTTCGGTGGCCAGCAGGCACCCCAGCAGCCCCAGGGCGGCAACCCGTTCGGTGGCCAGCAGGCAC